CTCACGCAAGTCAACCGGCAAGGCGAGGTATTCGTTATTGGCAACCGTCGCCGCAGTGACGCGCTTTTCCTGACTGCGCGTCTCAAGCTCGCGGCTCATGCGCGCCTCGGCCATTGTGATGAAATCCGGTATCTGCGCCGTTAAGTCGTCACGCGCCAAGAAGTTGGCAATCGCTGTTTGCAGGTTGGTGTAGGTGTCGACTGCCATTATATGTTTCCGCCGCCTGTTCTAAAATCACGGTTCTGGTTGTCGTTTAGCCACGCCTTCCAACCCTTCGGGTTTTCTTGCGGTGTGCCAAGCGTCTCAATCAGGTGATTATACACGACGTTTGGGATTTCCGCTACATGCTGCATGTGGCGCTGCGTGTTGCCGATCATGTTGCCCTTTTGGTAGTCGTTGTTCATCTGACGGTTGAGCTTTACCAGACCCTCAAAGCTCTGCTTCTGCTCGATGTAAGACGTGCCGTCATTGTTCTGGTGCATGTACACTTCTTTTTGTGTGTACGGGTCTGTGTATAAAACGCGTTTCATATTACCACCTATGAATTGGAATAGAGGGGGCAGTCGCCCGCCCCCTCAGTCGTCTTAGCTGCCTGACAGGTCAAAGATACCTGCGTGGGCTTTTGGCGCGGTCGGCTTGAGCGCCCACTCAACCACAAGGTGGCTGGTTTGAGCGTCGCCGTCTTTCGCCAAGTCTTCCTCAAGGAAGTTACGGCCGTTCAGTGTGCAGATTGACACAAAGTCTGGGTCAACCAAGAACACCCGGTCGTTGCCCATCAGACGTGATGGGACAGCTTCCACAGTACCGAAGTCAGTCAGGAACACTGAAGTCGAACCGACGTAGGTGACTTCCTTAGCGGCAGTCATGTTCACGTCGTTAGACACCAAGTTGCCAGACGCTGACAGGTCTGAGAAGTTGGCGCGGTTAGTTGCAGACGCAACCATCAGGCGAGGGTTACCGCCGTCGGTCCACGCATCCTGCATGCCGTCCTCAATAAGGGCCAGTGTTAAGGCCCTGTCGTCTCCGTCCGTGATCGCGTCGGTCCCGTCGCCTGTGGCGAAGGCACCAGCACCGGCCCCGACTGAGCCGTTTGTGATCCAGCAAGACAGTGACGCTGACTTGCGTGGGTCGTTACCAGAGCGGGCAACGTCGGTGTCACCGATTGCTTTTTCGATATCACGACGAAGCTCAAGGGCCTTGAGGACCTTTTGATAATTATGTTCACGTTCACGGCCCGCCGTGTCAACTGCATCCAAAGTTCCTGAGGTAGCAAATACCTTCTTGGAAATCTGGTGGTAGTTGCCCACGCGTGATGTTGGAGTTGCGGCGGCTGTAGAAGTCGTCGCACCTTCGTTATGGTAGTTGGTAGCAGATGCTGAAGCCAATTCTTGGACCTGCCACTCAGTAAAGATACCATTGCTGGTCTCTTTTTTTACGTTGCTGAAAATCGGTGTTTCAGCAGGGTCGCCTTATACCCCAGCCTTTCGGTGGGAGTGGACTATATCATCACCCCGGTTTGGGGTGCCGGACGCTCTAGCCTGTTATTAAGGGGGCTTTACCCCTCAGGTAGTCTCTGAACCTTCCGCCGGTGTACCGACGGCTTGGATGCTGATTGCCATAGCTTTCGCCTTAGGGTTCCAGCAGTTCATCCGGTTTAGACCGCACCTACCCTATCTAATGCGGTATATGATATCGGCGAGCTGTTCGCGCTCACCAATAGCCGCTCCTGTTGCAAAAACAGTCATGTTTTAGTCTCCTCGGGCTATCTGCCCATTAGATAATTAACGGCAGCGTCGACAGTTCCGGCGCTTTCAAAACGCTTTCGTGCCTCACGCTGAGAACGGGTAGCAACTTCTCGCTTGGTCTTCGGGCGTCCTGCCTTAGCCATCTTTGGCGCCTGCCGGGTGCGTTTTTTGGCGGCGGGTTTCTTCGACTGAAGATTGTCCCACTTCCACGCCTTGTAAAGCAGTTCGATAGCCCGCGCGTCAGACGCGTTGGCGATCTCTTCTTCACTAAACCCAATGCGACGCTGTGCATACTTTATGACTTCCTGACGCTCGGTCTCCCGCACATCGTCATTCTGCCAGTCGGGTATGCGTTGCATCATATCGGCGCGCTGGTGTTGCAAGTGCTTCTCCAGATTGCGCTGATGATCGTGCATCTGTTCCTGAGCGACGCGCTGCCTCTCGGCCTCGACTGTCTTCTGCTGCTCCTTGTACTGATCCCATTCGGTCTTAGCTAGGAACAAGTCACGCTCGCTCATTGTTTCTGACAAGGCTCTCCAATCAGGTTCCTGCTGGACTGTCTGTTGGATTTGGGCGCTCAACTGATCAAGTTGCTGCGCGTAGGCGTCTCGGAGTTGCTTGGTCTCGGCTGCCTCTTGCTCAAAGGCTTTGCGTTGCTCAGCAAGTTCCATCGACTTCCTAGTAAATGACTGCTGCCGTTGATAACCGTTTCGCAGTTCGTCTAGGTCTACCTCTACCTCTTCGCCGTCAATTTTGACTTTGTAGGTCTGCTGAGGCTCCTCGACAACTTCGTCGTCGTCATCATCGTAGTAGTCATCTTCGCCGTCACTAGCCTCATCATCGTCGATGTCGTCATCCGGCGCCTCGTCGGCGTTGTCGGTGGCGGCATCTAGTGCCTCGGCTTCGGGCTGTTGAAGCTGCTCTTCGTCAGCTTCAGTCCGCTCTTCTGCCGCAGTATCCGCTGGGGGATTGCTCAGAAGGCTTAATGCGTCATTCATTGAAAGGGTGTCGGTTCCACTCGGATTATCGACCATAATGTCATCACCTTATTTTGTTAAAAATGGTACGCCTCTGCAAATCTTCCAGTTGCGCTTCGGCTAACTTACCATCCTCTACCACACTTTGAAAATACCCCCTTAGGGCGCTAAGTGCTTGGCTTAGGTTATAAATACGCTCGCGTGCCTCTGCGTCCTTAACGTCGCTCGACTTCCACGCCTCAATAAACTGCGTGTCGAGGTAATCAAACGCCTCAACAAAAAGCTCATGCCTTAGCAGGCTGGCGGCTTTTTCTGCCCGCGCCTGCTTGTCCCTTAGTTTGTGTTTGTCCATTTTTCCCTACGATAAAAGTGTGTAACCCTCATATGGCCGCTGCACGCCGCCACTGCGCCGGAACGCCATATTGGCTGTGTCAAACTCTGACGGTGTGCCGAAGCCTGCGCCGAAGCGCTCTTTGAACATGCCCAAGCCAGTCGGCGCAATGTCGAGCAAGCCCATACGCCCGTATAGGTCGCCGGTGGCAGCGCCTACGCCGGGTCTGCCCGTGTAATCCATTGGCAGGTCGCCGCCGGGTAAGCCGCCAGCTAATCGGCACGCCTGCAAGTCCTCGTCGAACATGTAACCGCTTGGGCATTGCGCCTCGCCGGTGTTGGGGTTGTATGAGGCGGGGACGGTGTCTGGGCCGTCGCCTTGCGGGCCGAGACGATCAACGTACCCTGTGGTCACATACGGGTCTAAACCAAAAATATTAGAGACAAGACCTAAAGCGCCGAATGGGGTGGCTTGATTTTGAAAACTTTTAAAAATTCCCTTGCGGGGGTCGTCAAATAATTGAAAATTTTGTGTTCTTCTCAAAGGTGTGTCAAAAAGACTACCCATTAAACCGGGAGCCAACCTATCCTGATATGCCTTCATTATCATTTTATCAACAAGGTTTAACCTCTGAGTAGCAGGAGCCGCTGCTATTCTCGTCATCGCCTTGTTCAAATTTACATCAAACCCATCTCCAACAGATGGAGCCTCTTGATATGCGCTGCCGATTTTGCCACCCATAGCACCGGGTGACATTCCCATAGATACGTCGTCATCTCCAGCGTCGCTTGTGTTTACGTTGTCTCCCTGCGGATCAGGGCCGTCGCCATAGCCACCACTTGGCCCTTCACCGGCTTGAGTTCGGTCGTCGCTAAAGCCACCATAAAAAGCAGGTATTCCATTTACCTTTTCACCCGATCCGCCCATAGCTTTTAACAGCTTTGCCTCTTCTGGCGTGATGTAGGCCAGCAGGTGCTTCTGGCCTTTAATGGTGGTGCGGCGTGGTGGGTTCTTCATAGCCATCGTCATGCCCTCGGCAGGTTGGTTGATATTTCGGCGTCGGTCACTGCCTTAGCCACGCGCAGTTGCGCCTCGGCTTCCAGCTCTTGTCGCCGCATGTCCATTTCCATAATCATCTTCTCGCGCTCAAGCTCTAGCTCGGCCTGCATGCGCTCGCGCTTCAACGCGATCTCAGCCTCGGCTTTTTGCTGTGCGATCTGCATGTCCATCTGCGCCTTTTGCTGTGCAGCCACCAGCGCCGGGTCTTGCTGCGGCTGCTGCTGCGCGGCCTGCTGCTTCTGCATTGCCAGCGTCTGGGCGACAACCTGCGGCGGGTTGAAGAATTGATCGGCATCCTTGAAGCCACCAATCTCGGCAATCGAGCGCAGTGTGTTCACATACTGCGGCGCTGACACCAGCGGGTTGTCCGCGCCTAACTGCATCAGGATCTGCTCCTGCTTCGCCGCAATCTGCGTCAGGAACGCGATCTTGGTTTCGTCGTCAGTTGTGCCAAGCCCGACCTGTACGATTGTGTCAAACTGAGACTTCCACTCGGCCGGGTTAATCGGCACAAAGCTGTTGTTGAGGCGCATCATCTTCTCGTTGGTGTCGTGTTTTAGCACAAGCGCCAAGATGCCCTTGAACAGATCCTTCACGCCCGTCTCAGCCATTGTGCGCGCGTAGCTTTCCAGCTTGACCTGCGCGCCGCGTACCGTCGCGCTGACGGCTGACGCTGTAGACGACTGCAAGCTGTTAGCATCGAGACCCTGCGAGGCACGGCTCATGCCGGTGCGCTGTTCTTTTACCGTGTCCAAATAATCCATCAGCGGGCGTATTTCGCTACCCACAGACGCGCCAGCTAGTGGCT